GTTGGTGGTGGTAAGTCTCTTACCCTTTGTCATTTCTCTGCCTCGTATCTTGCTATGGGTAAGAATGTTCTATACATTACCCTAGAACTTGCCGAAGAGGAAGTTGCAAAGCGTATCGACGCCAACCTTATGAATATTACATTTGATGATCTAATGGAACTTCCTAAGGATCTTTATGACAAGAGAGTGAACAATCTAAAACAGAAGACAAACGGCAAACTCATTATCAAAGAGTATGCCACAGCAACGGCATCGACTATTCACTTTAGGTCTTTGTTGAACGAACTTAACCTAAAGAAAGGATTCGTGCCTGATGTTATCATGGTCGACTATCTCAATATTTGTGCGTCATCCCGTATCAAGCCTGGTAATGGTGTTAATTCTTATACCTATGTTAAAGCAATTGCCGAGGAGTTACGAGGTCTCGCCGTAGAACAGAATGTGCCAATCTGGTCTGCCACACAGTTAACCAGAAGCGGATATTCCAGTTCTGATCCTGGCATGGAAGATACCTCTGAATCTTTCGGCTTGCCTGCAACGGCAGATTTCTTCGTGGCACTTGTTGCCTCAGAACAGTTGCAGCAACTTAACCAGCTTATGGTAAAGCAGTTGAAGAACCGTTATGCCGATCCTGCAATGAATAAAAGATTTGTTATTGGGGTTGACAGAGCGAAGATGAAGCTGTATGATGTAGAACAGTCGGCACAAGACTTGTCTGATTCTGGACAGGAAGAATATGTGCCAACACCGAAGCCCGCTTATGACAAACAGAACAAGTTCAAAGGATTGAAAGTATGAAGAAGCTATACACTTATTATCCTGAGTTCAATGACAATGATGAATTGCTTTGGGTTGTGTTTGAGGAAGCAACGGCACAGGTCATCAGTGAGTTTTTCTTTGAGGACGATGCATCAGCGGCTTGTGAGTTCTTTGAACGGGGAGGAGCCTTCGCCGGCTTCACCCCTTCCTTCGTCTTAAAAAAGACACAATTTGGTAATATAAATGATGCCTTCGATGTGGAATTTTCGGAATAATTCCTAAAAATATCTAAAAAAAGTTCTTGACATTCCCGTTTGTGGCATATATAATAATCAGACACTAGAGATTTGGTTCCGTAGTTCAACTGGATAGAGCATCCGCCTTCTAAGCGGGTTGTTGAAGGTTCGAGTCCTTCCGGGACCGCCATTATATAAGGATGTGAAAGTGAGTCAGAAACTAGACGATATTCTTGCTATTGGTACTGTTGCTGGATTCTTTACCGTGGGTGCAGCACTAGCACTAGGTTGGATCTTCAATGTCATGGCTATCTGGCATAGCATTGACAATCCTATCACGGCAAAGTTTATCCTTCGCTGTATCGGTATCTTTGTATTACCAATCGGTGGTATTCTGGGATATCTGTAACATGTGGGGGTGGGTGTAAGACACAAGAGGGACTTATAAACCCTTTAGCGGCCGATTACCGTTCTCGACCAGGAGCGTTACCTGGCACCCCTACCAAATTTGGAGACTGAAATGGAAGATAAGTTTTACCCACTGTTTGAGTGCTACATTTCTGGGCAAATGTCCGAAAGACAGTGGCAGGAACATCTTACGAATGATGTTGGACTTAAAGAGTGGTTTGAAAATTTCAAGAAGGAACGAAAGGCTGCTATGGAACAAAAGCAGCGGGAATACTACGATACAGTCCTAAAGTAAATGTAAACAGTCTATCCAGTCTATAGACTAAGGGTGCGTCAAATTGTCGCACAAAAAATGTAAAAAAAGTTCTTGACTATGCGTTTTGTTGCCTATATAGTATGTGAACGATTGAGAGAAGAGGTTACGGCATGAAAGAGGAAACCGTAAAGCGTAGCGCCTACTGGATAGTAGAAGCCATTGACAAGTCTGGCAAGACGGTGTATAATGGCACATTCCTTGACTTCGAAAAGGCATGGAGCAAATACTATTCATTCAAAAATAAGGCTACTGTTTCCTTGCAACGCAAGTTCAAGGAGAGTAAGATAGCCTGATGCTGTTTGACAATTGAATCTGGCTATAGTAATATAGTAATTGGGCTGCGGGTCGGATGATAAGGCACAGGACTGCAAATCCTTGAGGACTCGGTTTGATTCCGAGGCAGCCCTCCATTACTATTACGCCAACGGATTAGATTGCGGTTCGAAACGTTGACAGTAACACGGTTGCAATTGATCCGGAGCAAGTTCGATTCTTGCATAAAATTGGCTGAACGGTGATAGGAGAGCCTATCGGTTATCTCTAGTCCGTTGGCGTAATAGTAATATTCGGCGGTAGCACTCTAGGTGAGTGCGCTCGGCTGTTAACCGAGAATGAGGTTGGTTCGAATCCAACCCGCCGAGCCAATACGGCCCCTTCGTCTATCGGTTAGGACACGAGACTTTCAATCTTGTAAGAGGAGTTCGATTCTCCTAGGGGTCACCAATTATGGACCTGTAACTCAATTGGTAGAGTAGCGGACTCTTAATCCGTGTGTTGAAGGTTCGATTCCTTCCAGGTTCACCAATACAATGGATCCATAGCTCAATTGGCAGAGCAGGGGACTTTTAATCCCAAGGTTGTCGGATCGTGGCCGACTGGATCCTCCAATATGCGGGTGTAACTCAGTGGTAGAGTCACAGTCTTCCAAACTGTTGGTCGTCAGTTCGATTCTGATCACCCGCTCCAATATCACCACGTATCCCCCTCGGCTACGAACCGAGAGTAAGGTAACTGGATGTAAATAGAGGTTCGACTCCTCTCGTGGTGGCCATATAATGCTGGTAGGTCGGCAAGATGTCGAGGAGTCCTCATAAGGCTTTAAAGGTTGGTTTGATCCCAACTATCAGCACCAACATGAAGGACGGTACTCGGGTAATGCGAGACCTGAGGAGAACATGCTTTTGGTTCGCACATTAGCATTAAGTATCCACATATAACCGTGGAGCGTTTCTTCTACTTACAAGTTTTTAGCGGTCAGGTGGTCCGGAGACCATTCTTGTCTCATAAGCAAGAGAGCCGTTGTTCGACTCATGGGTCCGCATCCAAGTTTATCAGTGAAGTGTTACGGTAGCACATCTGTCTCCAAAACAGAGGGCGAGGGTTCGACTCCTTCCACTGGTGCCATTATAATCTAGGTGTAGCTCAATTGGCAGAGCATCCCGTTTGGGGCGGGAAGGTTGTTGGTTCAAGTCCAGCTACCTAGACCATTTAGAAAGGTGACTAGATATGAGTAGAGAACAGTTAAAACTACAGGCTATTATTCGCCTTTCTTTGTTCTTCGCTATCGCTGTTGTGATAGGGTTTATTGTAAGTGATATTAATATTCTATTAAGTCAGTGAGGACAATATGTTTAAGATTACAGAAGAAACAAAAGCAGCAGCAATTGAGGCAATGCGTGAAGTCCTTAAAAAGGATGGGGCGTGCGATACTCATTTGACAGACGAAGTTATCGGTAATGCGTTTGATGTTGCTGTTGATATTGTAAAGAAGCAGTTTGGTATGTAAGAATACCTGGAGAGTTGGCTGAGTGGTCGAAAGCGGCCGTTTGCTAAATGGTTGAGCCTTAGTCGGCTCCATAGGTTCGAATCCTATACTCTCCGCCAGAATTGGAGGATAGCGTTCATGGTGAGCAATCGGTCTTGAAAACCGAGCCCCCGCAAGGGTGATGGTTCGATTCCTTTATCCTCCGCCAGAGACTTCATATGTGATCTATCACTAGGAGCATATGAGCCGTTGGACGAAGATAGCGTCACGAACGGATGGGGACACTCTAGTAAGTTTTGTGTCTGATACAGGACGAAAGCAAATGGTTGGGGTCACTGTATCATTAGAATTTATGCGGGCTTAGTTCAGAGGTAGAACATCGGTGTTACATACCGAGTGTCGGTGGTTCGATCCCATCAGTCCGCACCAATACGCCCCTCTAGCCCAACTGGTAGAGGTGTCTGACTTAGAATCAGAAGGTTCTCAGTTCGAATCTGAGGAGGGGCACCAATAGTCAGAGGGATTGTAGGTAGACCTGTTTGCGTCGGACTGGGTTGTAACCTTCATAAAGTTTAAAGGCCCGTGAGTCAGCAGGTGTGGACTCTAGCCTGTCACGCTAGGGAGAGGGGATCGATACCCCTACGGGTCGCCATTTAACGGGCGTATAGCTCAACTGGGAGAGCAACTCCTTTGCACGGAGAAGGTTGGGGGTTCAAGTCCTCTTACGTCCACCAAGTTTTGTGAGGCAGTATCGATATCACGGATGAGCAGAATTGCCACATCGAGGTCGGGAGACGGTGCGAGGCTGTCGTAACCTTGGGAACCCGGATACTGAAAAGAGGATGCATACTCGTTCCTCACAAATAGTTTATGCTTCGTTCGTCTATTGGCTAGGACACTCGCCTCTCAAGCGGGAAAGATGGGATCGATACCCATACGAAGCACCAATTATGCGTCTCTGGTGTAGGTGATCCGCACGACGGTTTGAAGCACCGTAGGACTTAGTTTGATTCTAAGGGGACGCACCATGCCCTCGTAGCCCAATTGGCAGAGGCAGTTGATTCAAACCCAACTTAGTGTCAGTTCGAATCTGACCGAGGGCACCAATTCATGCTGGGGTAGTGTAATGGAAGCACCTGGGTTTGTGGAGCCCAGAGCCTAGGATCGATACCTAGTCCCAGTACCATATTCGCTTCTGTAGTTCAAAGGTAGAACAGGGTCTTGGTAAGACTCAGACCTCGGATCGTTACCGGGCAGAAGCACCAGTTACGCCGGTTTAGTATAATGGCATTACAGTAGTTTCGTAATCTTCTGATAGGGGTTCGATTCCTCTAACCGGCACCATTACTTGACATTCCGTTTTCGGTGTGTTATTATTAGACATAATGAGAAAGGAAACGGAACTAATGAAAAAGCTTTGGGTATTTGATATCGATAACACTCTGGCAAATGTGCATCACCGTTGGGATCATCTACGGAACGGTAACAAGAATTGGGATGAGTTCTTTGCTGCACAAGATAAGGATACACCTTATCAGGCAGTTCTAGATGTTCTCCATGCTCTTGCATTTGACCGTGGTAAGATGCTAGGTGATAAGATTATCGTTGTGACTGGTCGTGATGAGCGTTTTCGTGAAGTCTCTTTAGAATGGCTTCGTCGTCATATCGATTATCCGTTTGAGAATGAAGACCTATATATGCGTCCCGGTGGTAACCGTGAAGACGATGACAAGTTGAAGGTTCACATTATCAAGGATTGGCTTGCTGCTAATCCTGAATATAAAGTCGGTGCTATCTTTGAAGATCGTCACCGTATCATCGATGCTTTTCGTGCCGAAGGTTGGTATACCTTTGAGTGCAATCAGGAGCGTCTAGAGTATTGAGTTTATTGTTCCGTAGCTCAAAGGTAGAGCAATGTGCTGATAACACATAGACACTGGATCGTTACCAGTCGGAACAACCATGGGGGACTATTTGGCTAAGGACGCCAAGGGGTCTGTAAAACCCAAGCCTATGTGCTGGCCCGGATCGTTACCGGGGTCCCCTACCACTTCTTATTCGGGGTTAGTTCAATTGGCAGAACGGCAGACTTTGAATCTGCATGTTGGTGGTTCGAGACCATCACCCCGATCCATTCTTGTTCAGGATTAGTTTAACTGGTAAAACTCCGGACTCTGACTCCGGCATTCGAGGTTCGAATCCTTGATCCTGAACCAATCATTGAAAGGTATATTATGACTGTTTTGTTTCCAGAAGATATCGGTATCACTTGCCCCAAAGAATTGGAATATATGTATGCTGATAATGCAGCATCCCCTGGTGATGGTGATCCCGTTGTTACAGCATATCCTCAATATCCTATGAGTGCATGGGAACTCTGGAATTATCAGAAGGGTAAAGTCGCACAACATTGTAATGATTTGCAGACCAAGTATCCGTCCTACTTTAACTCTCATGCGAAATTTGCTCTACAAAATTTTATACGAGGTTTGAAATGAACAAAGCATTTTCTACTCTAGCCATATTCATCACCCTCACAACTTCGGCCGCCGCCGATCCGTTATCCGATTTTTTCGGTGGTATCTTTGGCGGTCAATCACAAACACAACAACAGACAGTCAAAGGAAGAAATAGACATGGCCGAAGCGTTCAAAGCAATGGTAATGACACTTGGAATGTTGGTTGGGGCTCTCATGATACTGGAGGGAGCCGCATGGTTGCTTCATTCTACGGTCACGGAGAGAGACTTTCAAAACACACCGCTTCGGGGGCAGTTTTCAACCCTCACGCCTTCACCGCAGCCCATCGAACACTGCCGTTTGGTACGCACCTGCGTGTTTGCCATCAGGGTTGTGTAAATGTCGTGGTCAATGACCGAGGTCCTTTCGTTCGTGGTCGGTCTCTTGATCTTTCCTATGGTGCTGCTAGGGCTATCGGCATGGGTAGCACATCAGCAATCACAGTCCAGAGACTAAATTAATTTCTTGACAAAACGCTCCGAGGACTATATATTATTGTATTGTGCGCTGCACAATAGAAATTGCTTCGCCTAATGGGAAGCGCAACATAAAGGAAAAGAAATGAATAAGGTTATTTCTCTACTAACAATCCTCACACTAGCAACACCAGCATTTGCTGCCGACTATAAGATTGACACATATGAAAAGTATGGTTATGCCGCTGGTGCTTCTGCTATCCCTAGCACAGAGTTGAAGGGTGGACTTCGTGGCTCTCATGTAGCCGCTAATCATCACCAGGAAAACTCTTACTACCCTGGCTACGCAGCCACACATCCTACGGTAAAGTAAAAAACACTTGACATTCCGTTTCTCCTATGCTAATATTATGCATAATGTGAAAGGAGAAACGGAATGGTTACCAAGACTGTTTACCGAGAAGTCGCCGTTGATGTTGATATCGACCTTGACGATTATGACACGGATGAGTTGATTGCTGAAATCGAAGATCGTGATGGTGGTAATAAATGGCTAGTGGTTGATAAACTCGATACTGATTTTGTCGCCCCTGATGTTGAAGATAAGATCCGTGATCTTAAAGAAGACTTTCTAAACTGGTATCAGTTCGGTATGAAGAATGAAAACTTTGAAAAGGCTCTTAAGGAGTTTTTCAAGGACACTATCGATGAGTTTATTATCTGAGGAGATATACAATGGCTACGAAGACTTCAACAAAGATCAGCGATAAGATGGAGAAGGTCTCCGACAACTTTACTATATATCGTTACGACAACGGATACATGATTGAAATCTGTGGTCGCAATAAGGATGAGGATTGGGTGACTGCTAAGGTGGTTTGCACCAATGTTGACGAATTGATCGAACTTGTTAAAGAGTCTTTAACACTTCCCATCGACTAAAGGAACACAATCATGAGAAATAAGATTATCGCATTGGTCGCCGCCATCGGTATTACCTTTGCTGCTATTGCACCTGCTAATGCATGGTATCGTGGCGGTTGGGGTGGCTATGGTGGTGGCTGGGGCTACGGCGGAGGCTGGGGTTATGGCGGCGGTGCTGCTATTGCTGGTCTAGCTGTAGGCGCTCTTGCTGGCGCTGCTATTGCAGGTGCCGCTAATCCGTATTATGGTGGTTACTACGGGGGTTATTATCCTCAGTATTACGGTGGTTATTATGCACCAGGCTATTACTATGCTCCTGGTTACTACGGCGGGTGGTAAGTTATAATTAACAGCGAGGAAGAGAATGTGCTACTACACTGTAACTTTAGATCATGTTGCAAGTGAAGGCCATAAACGGGCCATTATGATATTGGATGCCAAAGATAAAACCGAGGCAACTGCCAAGTTTCTAAACACCTTCGGACCACAATACTACAACGATCTTAATTTGGTCGAAGGCATTCATGTTCCCGAGGGGTTTGATCGCCTCTTGACAGAACATGCCAAGAAGTATATACTGAAAGCTAAAACTAAGGCAGACGATGCTCCGCCTCTAATGTCTTACCAGAATATGATACATCTTAAATATGGGTGATGAATGAAGTTTTTAGGGATTAGAAATCATCATGATACAAACATTACATACACAGATGGCACGAAAGTAAAATACCTAAAGCTAGAAAGAAACTTACAAGAAAAACACTACTGCTATTACAACTACGAAGAAATTGTAGCGGAAGAGTTTGATATTATCTTTAGAAAGAGCAAGGAACTTTTGGGCGTAGATTTTCGCTCATTAGACGCCATTGCTCTTTCTCTCGTTTATCCAGACAATGTGTTTAAGTTTCAGCCGTTTGTTCATGTCAATGAATTGTATCAGAAGTTAGATAAGAAGAAATATCCTTTCTGGGATCAGTTCTCTTGTCCTGTCTATAATCTAGATCACCACTATGCCCATGCACTAAGCTGTTGGCCTCTTATTGAGGATGCCAATAGCATTGTGATTGATGGCATGGGTTCTCATAAGCGTTTCTTTTCTGCATTTAAGAATAACGACCTTGTTGATTATGTCGATATTACCGAGTGCGATAGTTTCTCATTGTTGATGAATGTTATTGGTGAGCAAATGGGCATGAAGGGTATCATCATCGATCATGCCGGCAAACTCATGGCTCTTAAGGCGTATCATAAACTTGATGATGTGTTTATCAAGCGAGTGTTTGATTATGCCAAGTATATGAAATACAGAAACATGCATTCGTTTCTTGAACTTGTAGAAGCCTTGCAAGAGAAGAATGGACAGAATGTCAAAGACAAGCAGGCACTAATCGATAAGACATATCTTGTTCATGAGTTTATGAATAGAAAGTTGCCGGACTATATCGGTCAGTTTGTTGATGATAATGAGGTCTTTACATATTCAGGCGGTACGGCACAAAACACGGTTGTCAATACTGTGCTTAAGAGCCGTTATAAGAACATGATCATTCCACCACATTGTCCTGATGATGGCATTAGTTTGGGTTGTGTAGAGTTTCTTAGAAGAAAATATAAGCAACCTTCTTTTGAGAAGAAAAACTTTCCATTCTGGCAATCTGACGAAGATGGCGGAGTGCCCAATGATGTGACTATTGATCGGGCTGCCGAATTACTTGCACAAGGTAAGATTGTTGGTTGGTATCAAGGTAATGGTGAGATTGGTCCAAGAGCATTGGGCAATCGTTCTATTCTCATGGACCCAACAATCAAGCGTGGCAAAGATGTTATCAATAACAAGGTGAAACATCGTGAGCCGTATCGTCCATTCGGTGCATCTATCTTGCTTGGTGATGTTAGTAGAGTATTTCAGTGGCACGATGAAAGTCCTTACATGCTATATAATGCCAAGTGCAGAGAACCAAAACGATATTCATCTATTGTTCATGTTGATGGATCATGCCGCATACAAACGGTAAATCAAGAGCATGAACATTTCTACCGTCTGATTGATTCCTTTAAGCGCAAGACAGGCATTCCTACCGTTCTCAATACCTCATTAAACATTGACGGTAAGCCAATTGCTGCATATAAACAAGATGCTAAAACATTGTTTGAAAAGACAGAAATGGATGCGGTAATCATTGGTAACGATATCTTGACAAAGTGAAATCTTTCATATATAATACATTATGAAAGTGAGGAAAGGTTATGAAGAAGATACTTCTGGCTACCGTTCTGTTTATTGCTCCTGTGACTTCCGCTAATGCTTGGTGGGATGGATATGGCGGATTTACATGCGGCTACATGGACCCGCTAACATCGTTTCTAGATGGCATCTTTGGTCCTCCGTGTCCGCCGCCGATGCCAGTAAGAGTTGCGCCAGCACCGGTGCCTGTTGCTCGACCAGTGCCAGTTCCCGCACCCGTTCCGGTTGCTGCACCCATGCCAATGGCTGCACCGATGCCAGTTCCTGTGCCGGTACCCGGTCTGTTTATCGACCCATACCTTGTTAATGTTTGTGCTAGAAACCCAGGCGGATGCCTCTAAAGGAGATTAAAATGCGTCATGTTATTATTGCTGTTGTTGGTGTCTTTCTTGGTTCAGCTTTCTTTCAGTATGTGAACCATGCTCATGGTGCAGAAGCGTCTAAGAAGGAAGAACTCCCTTGTGCCAATAACAAGGATATCGAAAAGATTATGAATGACAAAGGTTACTCTTTGTTGCTAAATATGACACGCAAAGAAGACAATAAGGATGGTATCATCGAAACAGTATGGATCGGTGGCACTAACATTGTTATTACTGCGACCACACCTAAGGGTGAAGCTAGTTGCTTGATTGCCAATATGGGCAATGTTATTGTTAACCCAAATACGATTGAAGAAGTTTGGGAGAACTATAAGAAGCAGACTAAGCAAAAAGACATTTAATAGAGGAAGAGATAAATGGCTTGGGGATATCATTTGAGCCTTGACTGCTATGCAGGTGACAAGGAACTCGTTAAGAGCGGGACAAACATTGAAGCGTTTGCCAAAGTATTGGTAAAGCGTATTCAGATGAAGGCTTACGGTGAACCGCAAGTCATTCATTTCGGTGAAGATGACAAGCAGGGTTATACACTCGTGCAGTTAATTGAAACCTCAAATATCTGTGGTCATTTTTGTGATGACACAGGCAATTTCTATATCGATGTATTCTCATGTAAGCCTTACGAGAATGCTGTAGTAGTAGAAACAGTAAAACAGTTTTTTCATCCAGAACGAATAGTAGAGCATTACATAGAAAGAGAATAGTTATGAGACGGAGGCTAGATTTAAATGAGGTCAAAGACTACATTGAAAACTCCTCAGAATCAACCCGAATCTATATCGGTGCTGACTCAGAACGCCATAGAAGGGGCGGTGTTTGGTTCGCTGATTATGCTACAGTGGTGGTCATTCACATTGACGGC